ATGGATAAAAGGATCGTTTTTGATGTGACAAGAGAGACGCTGTTAGAAGTCGGCGTAAGCCCGGATCTCATAGTTGAAAAGATATCTGAGATGGACGCCAATGAAGTAAAACCTGTTTATATCAGAGCGTATCTTACTCTGATTGTTTCTTCCTCATAGATCTTTCAAGTCTTACAAGTCCAATGAATCGCTTGACATCATCTTCTTCAAGCTCGATGCCATCCACTTCAAATCGGATGTTCTTCATAATTTCCTCATCAGTCAGGTTCAGCGAGTCGATCAATGCTCTTGACGGCTCCGATAGAACCTGTTTTCTCTGTTCTGTTCTTCCTAATAAATAATCCACTGAAACTTCTAGAAAATCTGCAATCTTATTTAATGTTTCGTTATCTGGTTCCCGTGATCCATTTTCATAACCAGAGTAAGTTGTTCTTGCCATTTTCAATGATTTAGAGATTTCTTGTTGCGTTAATCTTCTTTCTTTTCTTAACTCCAACAGTCGTTCACTAAGCAAATACTCCACCTCACTTCTATCAGTATTATAACGACGCGAAATGAATCACAATACATCCTGACTCAAAACTCGTCAGTAATTTTAAAAAGACTGTTGACATGACGCAAAGTGCGTCATATAATCAAAACATAGCAACGACGCAAAACGCGTCAAGGAGGTGAAACACATGCGCCACTGGCTAGTACAAATGCGTAAGGCTAAAGGATTAACGCAAAATGACGCGGCCAAGCAGTCTGGTATCTCCCGCAGTTATTACGCCGAGATTGAACAAGGACGCAAAGATGCGAGTGGACGGGCAGCAAAGTTAATTTCAGCAACATTAGGATTTGATATGAACCTTTTTTTTGCAGATGTTGGACGCGAAACGAGTCAAAAACCTAAAAAAACAGCTTAAAAGGAGCGAATAAATATGAACCAATTAAAAGCCATTGTAAAAAATGATCAACGTGTACTCACAAGTGCTCAACTCGCTGAATCTTATGGGACAGACATTAGATCCATCAGCAATAACTTCACAAGAAATAAAAAGAGATACATGGAAGGCAAGCATTTCTTCGTATTGAGTGGACCAGAGCTTAGAGAGTTTAAGACGAGTCATCAAATTGATGAATCGTTAAAAAGGGTTAACACTTTCTACCTTTGGACTGCAAAAGGAGCATTACTCCATGCTAAATCGCTTGGGACAGATGAAGCTTGGGAAGCATACGAAACTTTAGTAGATGATTACTTCAATAAAGTAGAACGCCTTCAAAACATGAACGTCCCGACTACAGTACCTACCACTATCGAAGGCATCCTAGAACTGGCTGTCCTGAACATGAAAGATCTTCGGCAAGAGCTCAACCAAGTGCAAAAAGATAACAGACGGTTGCAACTTGTGGTAGACAACGAAATCTGGCTGACAGAGAACCAGAAGGCAGATATCCAAGAATCCGTAAATGCACGAGTGGGATTCTTGATGAAAAAAGGATATGAAGCGCACTTTCAATCCATATACCGTGCATTGAAATCACATTTCTCAGTACCGAAATACGACAAGATTAAACGTTCAGACTTTGAATTAGCCATTGACTTCATCCACGGATGGTATCCAAAAAAGAAAGAAGAGGCGAACTAATTATGATCTACATCAAAAAGGAAATAAACGGCAAGCAACATGAAATTGAAATTTACGGTGACGAAATATACACCCGCTGCTTCCAATGCGGGAATGAGTTTCAACTTGATGAAGAACTTCTGTTAGATATTTTGAAAGAAGCAGGTTCATTCAGTGGCACAAGGATCAGTTGCGGATGTAAGGCTGAACAACCAATTAACGATTAACACAACATGCAGATATGTATGTAAAGACAAGCCCTATATATTGTACACAATTTCACGAAAGGTGGCGAGAACATGATCTCACGTTACACACAACCAGAAGAACTGCCTGAAATTATGACACCGCAAGATATCGCTGATTACATGGGAGTCACAAGATTGACGGTGTACCGCCTGATCCAGATACCGAACGACAAAGGTGGCATTCCATTCTTCTCAGTCGGCGTGTCCAAACATTCATCTAAACGAGTAGTAAAGAAAGACTTCCTACGGTGGCTTGAAAAACAAACAGAAAGAGGTGTTATGCATGCCTAACTTAAAACTGGTCGGCAAGAAGAAAGACAACATGATCCCGTTCATTAGCCCAGCAGCGAACTGTGGATGCGGTAGTCCGGCTGAGTACGAGGTGTACGAGGGCAAAGATCGGCAGCCGCACTGCAGAGGATGCATGCTTGAGGCGGTAGACAACAGCGTGTTTATCACAGTACGGAAGATTGGAGGATACGACGATGCAAGCTGAACTGACTGAATTCAGAGTGGTTACCACAGCGGGGCGGATATTTGGATGGAACGCATTTGATTACGAGGACTTGTTTCGCAGCATGCAAGCACGTGGACACACTCCAGTGTATGCCAAACCGTTAAGCGAGTACGAAGCAGAGATTGCGGATAGTGAAGAACAGGAACGCCTACATCATGAGTTGCAACAGGCAATTGAGGAGGAACGAAAGACAGCGTGAAACAACAGACATTCAAGAGTGTGGATGACATCCTACGGCATTACGGGTGGGAGGCTCCTATAAAGGTAGTGGAGGTGAGAAAGGATGAAAGTTCCGCCGACAAATCGAAATCACTTCCTACAGATGGCGAAGATCGCAAGCGAGAGAGGGACACTGACGGAGACGTTGAAACGGGTGTACCTGATGAACTACGCCAAAGCCGTTAAACGAGAAAAGGCCGCCGTAGCAGCGGCAGCCCAAGAAATCCAGATAAGTAATTACATTTGACAACATTATAGCAAATGGAGAGGTGAATATCAATGATCAAGCGATATAAATACGTGCCAAAGCATAGAGAAGATGAACATTACTTGGATCAATACGGTCAACCTGTTCAAAGCTTCATGAAGGCGATCAAATTTTACACGAACGATGATGACTATGCTGAATGGCTGTTGGGTAGATATGGTCCTGCAAATCCTCAAAATTACTTTCCTTCTCCAATAGAGATCACATACAAAGAATTGGAGGTAGATGTAGATGCTAATTCGTAAAGCACAACGAAAGGTAACGAAGGCGCGCATCGGCATGACAGGCCCGAGTGGTTCGGGTAAGACGCTGTCAGCGCTACTCATGGCATTCGGTATGACAGGTGACTGGGAGAAGGTCGGGCTGGTGGATACAGAGAACCGGAGCGCTGACTTGTACGCTGAGACGATGAAAGCAGGCGTGCATATCCCAGAATTTCCGAAAATCGACTTGGACCCACCGTACACAACGGAAAAGTACATTGAAGCGATCAAAGCCTTCGAGGACTACGGCGTGGACGTCATCATCATCGACTCCCTGTCACATGCATGGGCCGGAGAAGGTGGACTACTGGAGCAGAAGGACACGATGTCCAAGAGTAAAAACAGCTTTGCAGCATGGGGTGAGTTGACACCAAAGCAAAATAAGATGGTGGAAGCGATCCTGAAATCAAAGTGCCACATCTTTGTGACGATGCGATCGAAGACAGAATATGTGCTGGAAGCGAACGACAAGGGTAAACAGGTGCCGCGGAAGATCGGCATGGCTCCAGTACAGCGTGATGGGTTGGAGTATGAATTCACATTGGTCATGGACTTGACTGCTGACCACATAGCAACCGTTTCTAAGGACCGTACAGGGTTGTTCGACGGACAATACTTAACACCCTCGGTTGATAGCGGAAAACAGCTTCTGGAGTGGTTGGAGTCTGGTGAGAAATTGGTTAGCGAGGAAACCAAGGCAACGATCATGGAGAAATGGGCACAACTCGGATTTGAACCCGACTTAGTAGATGCACAAACACGGAAATTATTCGGTTCGCCACTGGTGAACATCACTGATAAGCAGGGAAAGGAACTGATCGAAACGTTGAACGATAAATTGCAACCGGCAGAGACCGGAGAAGGAGCTTAGCATGCTGAACCGCTCAATTCTAATTGGACGCCTGACACGTGATCCTGAACTAAGATATACACCCGCTGGAGTAGCTGTAACTCAATTTACACTCGCGGTGGACAGACCGTTTACCAGCAACGGAGAGAAGGAAGCAGACTTCATCCCAGTTGTGACATGGCGGCAGACTGCTGAAGCATGTGCCAACTTCCTCCGCAAAGGACGCTTGTGTGCTGTAGAGGGCCGGATACAGGTACGAAACTACGAGAATAGCGAGGGAAAACGTGTATACGTGACTGAGGTCATAGCGGACAATGTGCGGTTCCTAGAGCGCGGAGAGCAGCAGGAGAGCACGCAGAGCAGAGATGAAGGCAAGCAAATCGACATCGCTGACGACGACCTTCCATTCTAATGAGATACCAAGACACCCTATTCTACGACGACGGCAGCCCAATCATCCCAGTAACAGACGGACCATTCGGAGAGGAGATACACACTCATGAATCAACTTGCTTTTGGAATAGTGATGCTGATGTTAGGCACTTCAATGGGGATAGCAATCGGATGTCTGATCCACACAGTACCACGGAGGAGGTAGACCATGTCACTGGCACGCAAGAAGGAAAAGAACATCATGCCCTGGCGGCTGAACCTGTTCGCTCACCACAACCGGAAAGAGCAGCCTAAAGCCAAGAGAGAGCGCAACACGGACCCGGAATACATGACGAAGGAAAAGGTACGGAAGGCGGTAATCGAGCGCGAGGGAGGTAACTGGTGCGTCCTGAGCGGCGTGCCGGGACCCGGCCTTGAGTTGCACCGCATCGTGTACGGATCGCAGGGCGGCAAGTATGAGACGGACAATTGCATACTGCTCAGCACGGAAATGCATCAGTTGGTACACAGCAGCAAGAAAACGTGGATGCCGATCCTACAGGACCATATACATTGCATGAAGCTTGGCATGCCGGAGAAATCACCTATTCAAAAATACCCTAGGGAGACGGACTATGTTGGATAAAGAAAAAGTATCTGCGTATATGCATGAACATTTCGATGACACCAATTCAGACAAAGATCGATTGATTAAAGACTTCATGGTGCTTATGGAATTCGGTCAGTTTGATGCGGAAGAAGAGGAAGAAACCGAGGACAATGAAGCTTACGACAACTGGTGAGGTAAGGAGTTATCACCAATACAACGCATAACCCACAGGGAGGGATAGAACATGAAATTATACGAGACTTTTATATTCGATGACGCAACACCATTGATCTGTATCGGAATTGACGAGCAGGAAGGCATGGCAGTGTTAGCACCGTTCTACGCAGATGATGAGGACTGCTTACCAGAGTTGCATGTTGAAGACGGAGTGATGGTGTTCAATTTGTTGGCAACATACAAAACTCTAAAGCCGCTGAACATGAAATCGAACGTTACCAGAATTGTAGTGGAGTAAATTTTAAACCATCTAAGGGAGGATACACCGGGTATCCCCGGATAACAGAGGAAGGGAATACCCTCCCTTCCCACCACACAAAAAAGAGCCGCATAAGCGACTCAATGGTTGTTCAGCACATCTGATACTTTTTTAACTTTTGCAGCCGTATCCGCGTTTTGTTCCATTTTAGCGAATTCGCGGAATGCTTCCTGCAACAGAACACCTTTTTCTTTATTCGTGACAAATGACCAGGTATCGAGCAGCTCAATAAAATCATCTTCAAATCTGAAACTGGTAGTCGTTTTGGATTTAGCCATTATGTACCTCCATAAAACATTATTTATATAACGCATTATATCACATATCTGGGCTAGGCCCACCAAAGGAGAGATAACACACATGTTAAACGTTGATTGGAAAATGACAATTGGCTTCCCTGGGGCAGAACGTGAAGGAACAGTTGAGATTGATCCTGCTGAATTGGAAGGTAAGTCTGAGGCGGAACAGGATGAAATCATCTATAAGGAAATTTGGCAAGATGCGATGCAGTACGTGGATGTATTCCCAACGCGCAAGTACAAAGACGAGGATTGAGGCTCCGGCCTCTAACCAAGGAGGGATATACATGGACTACAGCTTTCTTTATTCGCACGAATCCAAGTGTATGCAATGCTCACGCACGGTTATTGTCCACGGTAAACAATCATATGTCGTATGTGATAAGTGCCTTCGCAAACAGTTTCGTAAAAAGTAATTTTGGAGGGATATACAGATGGAATACACAATTGAGCGCACTGACAAAGACATTTTGAAGCTTGCCAAGTGGTCCTTCTGGTACACAGGCGACAAGCTCATACTTCGCGGATATCGATTATACACCAGAGAAACCCGTAGACATGGATACAAAATCGTTCAGGACTATGACGGAAGCAGACCGAATGACACGGGCAGAGGCAAGCTCAAGAAGGAAGAGGTTCCTTTTCCGTATCAAGTGATGGATGAGCTTAAAGAGAGGATCACACGCCATGTGGATACGTTAGTGGGCAATACATGGTCTGATCATCAGGAACGGAAGAACGAATTGAGAATGAGGGAGGAAGAACAGTCATGAGTATGCAACAGTTGAAAGAAACGATGCAGTTGCTGCACAAGGGCGGAGCTGTTCCGCTGAACGTGGTGGAGGCGGCCAATGGGCTGCTGGCCCAGATGGATGAGTATGGGACGCTCATTGAACAGCAAGGGAAAGAAATGATCAGGTTGCAGCAGTTGGCAAACAAGCAGGGCAAGGAGCTTGAAGAGGTACGGAAAGACTACATTGGTCGGCAACGGGTGATGGACTATCTCAAGAAATTGTACATGAACAAAAGGCATGAATATTACGAAGCGAGAAACGCACAGACAACACGCGATGCAGAAATCCAGATGAGGTTGATAAGTGAGATACAAACTGAATTTAAAGAAATTCCGCATTTTGATTACGTGAAATATATGCGTTCTTTGGGTCAGGAAGGAGAGGGGAACCAATGAAGGTAGGACACGCTTCATCAAGCGAAAGCAAGCGCTGTGCAGTTTGTGGGAAAAAGACGGCTCACTACAAAACATATGAACAGTCCGACATGGTGATCACTATCCCAGCGTGCGTGAGAGAGACGGGAGACTGTTATGACAGGGTAGATGTCCAATTAACAGCAACGCGGGCGCTGACAGATATCAAACGAAATATCAAGGGTTGAGGCTTGGGCCTCTCCCTACTAAGAGAGAAGCCTAAGATCAGTCAATATCTACCGGACTTACATCAGCATTATAAAAATCGGGGTTATCGCTATAAAGAAGCAGTAAGTTGTCAGCCAAATCTACACTAGGTAACTGACACTGCACAGACCATACTGTCCAACCTTGAGTAACAAAGTTATAAAAGTAACCATCCTTATTTTCGATGCCGTAAACTTTCAAAATTATCACCTCGGAATAAGGCTAAAACAGCAAAAGATGAAATGTCAATAATCAAAACTGCGGAGAGTGTTTAAGGCTCTCCCTACTAAGGAGGATATAACATGAGACTGAAATTCGAAATGTGCAAAGCTGACCCTGAGTACGGAGGGTACGAGTCGAAGTTCACCGATGGAAAAGGACGTTCCTCAACATCATGGTGGGCTAAACCCCAGATGTCTATTGATCATGCGGGGCCGGAATACTTGCGTAACCGCTACAATAACGTTCGGACAGAAAGACATGACCAGTTCATTAAAAAGCGCTACAAAGAAGAAATGATCCGCCTGAGAGGTGATATATAGATGAAACAAACAGCGTTGACCCGGGAGCGAGTGTTGAATGCTGAGCCCGGCACCGAGCTGAACATAATGGTCGCTGAACACATCTTCAAATGGCGCCGTATACAAGGGCCTGCACATGACTATGACGGCGCGGTTGAGCATGGCGAGGTGTTGATACCTCCCGATATGAGTGACGCTCATGCATACGCCATGATGCCACCAAGAGGCAGTGTGGAATTATCCTATTTTATTAATCGGAACTGGTCTGAGGACATATACAGAGCGTGGATGGTCATTAAACAGGTTGAAAAGGAATGGGCATGGGAAATGAAGATGCACAACACAGCCTGTGAGGTGGATGTACGGATCGGACGAAAAGATTATTCCAGCGAGAACGTATCTGAAGCAATATGCAAAGCCGCGTTATTGGCTGTACTGGACTTATAACATTCATAGGAGGGATAGATGTGCCAAAGAACTTTTTAATACAGCTAGAAAATGAAATTCAACGTGCTAAAAATGAACGGAGAGAAGCACTTGAGAAACGCCACATGCAACAGACACTTATCTCAGACGGGACTATCAAAGGATTAGAAGCAGCTAAGGGATTAGCAAAAAAAATCCTGTTAGACGGACAGGGGTGAGTGCTCATGGCTGGCGGCGTTCTGTTCGGGACGTGTCAACGTTGCAATGAGTTTGTCTGGGAGGACGAGAATTGGGATTTTGTCGGTGTAGGTCTGATTGAGCACGACCATTGTCGCTTAGAAGAAGTGAAGACAATCACCGTGACGGGTATTGTGCTTGCTAAAGTCATAAAGAACGGTGTTATGACGCTTGTAATGGATGTTGGAGAGCAAGAGGGCGTCGAGGAATTGGCCGAAGGCGACCAATCGACTGAATAAACTTAACGAAGTGGAGGCCGGATAAGGGTTTCTGGTCTCCCCAAATAGGAGGATATACAAACCATGCCAGAAAAATTCGGAACATATGCAGCGCATCAACCAGGATACGAAGGATTCAAGCAACTCGGAAAGTTGGAAGACTACGTGTATCAATCTCTCACCCACTTAGGAGACGCATCGTATAAGTTGTCTTGGGGATTGACAGTGTTGGAGCATACTGATGTTCCAGTTGAGGTGCAAGAAGAAATCAAGCAGGCGATGCAGGCAATCAGTAAAGTGAAAGAAAAATTAAGAGCACATCAAGAGGAAGGAGCGGAACAATGAACAGACAACAAATCGAGGACAAGACAAGCGAATGGTTATCAGCGCTTAGCGATATGAAAGCACATGGCGTCATCTCATCAGTACAATATGATGCACAGCAACGGAACGTTAAGGCATGGTGGTATGACCGTAAAACTGAGCTTGAGGAAGGAGCGGATAAGCATGGGTAAAATGTGCCACGGAATTTGCACATCACAATTGGACGATCATTGCGGAATGTACATGGACGGCGAAGAATGCCCAGCATGCAAATTGGTATGGGAAGCAGCACATAAAGAAAACGAGCGTATCAACCTACCTGGGGAGGAAGAAGCATGAGAGAGATCAAATATCGCGGCAGGGGCATAAACGGTGAGTGGCATTACGGACTTCTTACGGAGCTCAAGAGAAATTACATGAGGATCGAAAAAGGACACTACATTTCCAACAGCTCAGGCTTGCCGTTTGCTTACCACGTACGTCCAGAGACGGTTGGGCAGTACACCGGACTAAAGGACAAGAACAGAAAAGAAGCCTATCACAAAGACATTGTTGAATTCGAGGGATTTCTATACAGCATCGAATGGGATGAAAAGCGAACAGGATTCTACTTGGCAGACTTGGTGTACTTGGACGATCCAGACAGTGAAGAACATAAGATAGGTTCCTGCATAAGCGAGTCGTTGATTCGTGGCAATCCGTTTGAACACCCACACTTACTAGAGGGTAGGGATGAAACATGAACATCAAAAACTTTAACAAATTACGGGTCGAATCAGCGGATTATTGCTTTATGGATATATCAATGATTGGGGCGGACAGCCGAGAAGGAAGCATGGCAACTGCCTACATGATGAAGTCCAACATAAACTGGATAAAACATAAGGTAGAAGTACGGAAGAAGGATAATATGATTACACTAATCACCTATCATTATGGAGATTCAGAAATCCCTGAATACTGGCGCGATGCAGAAGTTCTATTCTCGTGGGAACAGGGAGAGGGTAGGGAGTCTATACCCAAGGAGGATACAAAGGATGGCATCTAACAACGTATACCTGCGATCACAGTTGTTGTTCTGGGACGACGAATTAGCCCGAGCGGTAGCGGATCTGCACCATGCAGAACAGTACGATGACCGCGGAGCAGTTGAGTGGCACGAGGAACGGGTACGGTGGGCGAAGATGAAGATAAATGATATACGGGACAACTTGGGAAGTAAAAAAGGAGCGTGAGCACATGGCAGTATACCGACAGATACAAGTCTCCTTCTGGCAGGACCCGTTTGTTATCAGCCTGACACCAGAGGAGAAATACTTCTACCTGTACCTCATGACCAACTCAAAAACGACCCAATGCGGCATATATGAGCTGCCAAAAAGGATCGTTGAGTTTGAGACAGGTTACCACCGAGAGACAGTGGACAAGCTTCTGGAGCGTTTCGTGCAGTACGGCAAGGTACTCTATAACGATCATACACAAGAAATCATGTTGGTCAACTGGTTGAAGTACAACTCTATCAAAAGTCCGAAGGTTCGGATGTGTGTCGAGAAAGAGTTGCAATCCATTAAAAACACCGAATATTTATACCGCTTCGGAAGACTATGCAAGGACTATGGATACCCTATCCCTACCCTATCCATAGACTTGGGGGAAGAAGAAGAAGAAGAAGAAGAAAAAGAAGAAGAAAAAGAAGAAGAAGAAACAGGGCGATTTTCGGCCGCCACGACTGATGAATCTATTATGGGAACTTATACAAAAGTATTTGGTGGATTAAACATGAACGGACTCATATCTGAATTTGTCATAAACCTGAAAAAGAAGAACTACGACGAGTCCTTTATAACGGAATTGATGTTGGAAACAGGCGAAAGCAGTTCGCAACCCAACTTGAAACTCATGCAAGCTATCGCTGATCGCTGGATCAAAGAAGGAATATATAGTCGCCGGCAGTCGAAAGAACAAAAAGAACGGAGGGTAAGCCATGCAGAGTCTCAAAGACGCTTTGAAAAAGGAATTCAACCTGGAGGAAATTCGGCAGAGAGCGAGTTCGCTTTCCTCGATCGCTAAAACAGAGCAGGAACCTGAGAAATATCGTTGTGACAAATGCAAAGATATGGGCGGCCGCATCCAGCGTGTTGCCCTGAGTGATAAACCATTTGATTACATGGACAAGTGGGAAGATTGCACCTGCATCAGAGAGCGGATGATTGAACGGCTGATGGGATCAAGCAAAATCACTGAAGAATTCCAGCAGAAGACATTCGATAACTTCGAAGAAGAAGGGCGGCCGGAGCTCATTAAGCTTGCGTATCAGAAAGCCGGAGCATACGCCAAGAATTTCTTCGACATTCGCAGCACGCGGAAGAACAGCCTAGCTCTATTGGGGCGGCCGGGCAGTGGGAAGACACATTTGTCCATGGCCGTGTGCAATTACCTGTTAAAAAAGGGAGTTGGCGTCCACTACTTTCCTTGGGTCGAAGGTTTCAACGAGATCAAGGACAATCTCGACACGCTGGACACACGCATCCGGCAACTACAGCAGGCCGAGGTGTTATTCATCGACGACATGTACAAGGGACGCCAGAAACCGACTGACTTCCAAGCAGAGCAGAGTTTCGCAATCGTCAATTATCGCTATCTGAACAATCTGCCCATGCTGATCAGCTCGGAACGGACCATATCGGGCATATGTGAGATCGACGAGGCGCTGGGTAGTCGGATTAACGAGATGTGCCGGGACTACAAAGTGGTGATAAAGGGTGGAATTGAGCTGAATTATAGATTGCAGTAGAGGGGATGGTTAAGGTGCTCTCAGTGGACGACGAATTTTTAAACAAGGAGACATGGTTGGATGTGGGATTTGGCGAGGTTGTGATGACAGTGCACTATCACAGAGGGTTACCACTGAAGCGAACGTACACCAACGGATTATCTGACCAGGATGATGAGTGTACGAAAGTTAAAGACCTTGAAGATGTGTTCAGCAATCAATTCAGAAAAGCAAAGAGAGTGACTTTATTCTTCAATGCTCCACTATGGGATGCGCTTTATGAATGGGAACACGAAAAGGGCGAATGGATTTTGAAAGCGAACGGGAGAGGGTTTGCGTGAAACAACCAATCGACGACTACGACCTGATGGATATGGACTTTGAAGAATTTATGCGCAGGGGCCGAGAGGCCTTTGCAGACGACACTGAGGAGGAAGCGGCATGAAAAAGAAGCATTGGGCATCCGGCGGACAGATCAAGGAGCAGAAGCCAAAGAAACCGAAGGCTGAAAAAGCATACAAAAATTACGTGAGCATACGGAGATCAGAATCAAGGACAGATCGGTTGATGGAAAGCCTGGACGTACCACTTACACCAGAGCAGTCCAACCGGATCATCGAACTGGCGGACTACGGCTGGCTACGGTCAGACATCGCCAAGGAAGTAGGCATACCCAAGACAAGGGTTAACCATGAGTTGTTCAAACGGAGAGGAGGTGGTGCAGCTTGAGGGGCAACAAGTACGGCGCCAAGAAGACAGTCAAGGACGGAATCACCTTCGACAGCATGATGGAGGCAGAGCGGTACCGGATGCTGATGCTTCTGGAGCGTGGCGGCGTGATCAGTGAGTTGACCCTGCAACCAGTATTTCAACTGGTAGAACCATTCACCAAGATGGGCAAGAAGAAACGCGGCATCAAGTACACAGCCGATTTCATGTACAAGCAGGACGGCCAGACGATCGTAGAAGACGTGAAGGGATTTGCAGCACGGGACTTTTCGTTGAGACGGACATTGTTCGATATGAGGAACCCGGAGCTGATCCTGAAACTCGTGACCAAGAAGAACGGAAGGTGGGAAGAGAAGTGAGTAAGATTGGTCGGTACGTACACGTAGGAGACGGATGGGTGCTCCTCGACGAATCTGGGGCGTGTAGAGGTCGATTACTAGAGTTGGACAGACAAATACTAGGATCAACTCAAAAACGTCTCTATGAGCCAACAGGGTGGTTTAAACTCGATGGCTGGAAAGTGACTAAACCGGAAGCGAGATCAGAAATTGCATGATCGAAAAAGTCAAATGTGACATGATGCAGATAAACCACAAAATATTGTGTAAAACGGCGTAAAAAGTACTTTATAACCACAAAATGTGCTATAATAAGATATATCATTATTACTATCGGAAAACGGGGTGTATGTAGGTGGAAAAGCAAGAACGTATTGAACAATTACGGTATGAGTTGAGCATTGAAAAACAACGTGGGGCTATGGCGGATGCGGGTAAGATCGTAGATATCGAGGAAGAAATTGCATACTTGGAACTGGAACGTGTGGAAGAGAGTCAACAACAGGTCGCCTACATCATGGACAATATGGATCTGGACGGCGTGACCATGCGTGACATGTTTAAAAACGACACACCGGAATCAGCGGAATCATCTTATCAAGTGGTACGTATCGTGGTGCAGAACACATTGTTGCAGCGGGACGAGCACTGGATGGTTCAGATTAAAGATTTACAGGAACGACTTGCAGCAGAAACAGCCGCGAAAGATGTGGCACAGGCAAAAGCGGATGAAGCAGGCGAAGCAAACGCCAAATTGGTGACAGAATTGCGTGATGTGAGATCTGAATTGCTGGACGTAGAAAGCAAACGCGATGCAGCTGTTGCACAACTGGAAGAAGTTAAGGCTGAGGTGAGACAGAAAGAAAGTCACATCGACGATCTGCGCCAACAAATTGCAGTGGGTGCGGTACAAGCGACTAAGGTCATTGACGTTGGTGACGCTATGGCAGCATGGAAAGAGCAGAAGAAACGTGAGGAAGAATCCAAACCAGCCATCTATGATGTTGAGTGGGCAGATGACAAGCGTTCCACATACACGGCGAAACTAGCCGCAACTGACGAAGTGATCACCTTCAACTACCTCGAAAAAGGGAAGTACCGGGAGGTGAGCGCCGAAGAGGCGCCGCAATTTCGAATCAGCGAAGAACCCCAACGTGTTGATGAGGATCTGGCACAATCTGCAAGTGTGGAAGAAAGCGGCGAACTAACGCCTCCCTGGGGCTATCCCGAAGATGACACGGCGGAAATCACAACCGACGGACTGGCTGAAGAGCAGCTGGCAGGAAGTAGTGCTGAGGAAACAGAGGGAACAGTTACGAGAGCAGAATTTGAGGAACTCAAAAGACGCGTAGAAGCTTTGGAAGTGCCGCAAGCGGAGGTGGCGTGATGCTAAGATTTCGGAAGAAGCCAGTGGTTATCGGGGCTGTGCAGTGGTCTGGAGATAACATCGGAGAAATATCGGATATGGAACTAAACTATGAATTGAGAGACGGGAAGATACTAATTCCTACGCTTGAAGGCACAATGGCAGCGGATTTAGGCGATTGGATCATACGTGGTGTTGATGGAGAGTTCTACCCGTGTAAGCCGCATATATTCAACCAAACGTATGAACGAGTGATATGATATACCACCGCAAAGCAGAAACCGTGAGGGCGATCCAGATAACGGATTGCTCTCCGGCAACTGTGGCAAGGGTGAAGGAGTTCACAGGCGGTAGAGTGAGGAACGGGCTGTTTGAGTTTAGAGAGGATATGCCGTACCTCAGTGTCGTTGTAGATAATCATTATTTCAGGGTATTGGAAGGCAAGTGGTTGGTACACTCGCCTGAAAAGGGATGGAGAGTATACCGGCACAGTGAGTTTGAAAAAGAGTATGAGGAGGGAGAACATGGACAACAATCAGTTGACGGAACTGTTGAAGGATTATAGATCTTACAAGTTTGCGGTACAGAATTTGATTGAGGTGGAAGCAAACCGATGGTCAAGTATATACGACGAACGAGCCTACGGCAATCTGGATGGGTGGGACAAGTCTAGATACAGCCGAATCGTTAATCTGATCGATGGAGCAGTCAATGAGGTATTGAGCGATGATCAACGGATGGTCATTATGCGCAAGTATCTAGACCGCAATACAATGGACTTGGTAGAAATCTCTAAAGCTGTCCATATTCACCGAACAACAGTAGGCCGTTGGCACACAGAAGCTATACGCCGATTGTCTGTTGCTCTAGCACCCTTGAGTTATAAAGATCGTGAGATCAGCAATATTGATTTTATGTTTAACCAACCAGCATAAATGCATCATCTGTGCATCATTCATGCAACATAATTCGCACACATATGCATCACGATATTTAGTATGATACTAGCATAAGGAACATCTGATAAGCGCCGATAGCTGTATGCGCAGTCGTCGTTTACAACGTTCCTTCCTTGCATGCCAAAACTAAGATGTGGTGGCGGAATAGGTAGACGCATGAGTCGATAAGGTTTGCGAATTGTGGGATAGCCAAAAGACCACGAGGATCGTAAGATAGCAAACCATGCAAGGTGCAAATCCTTGCCCACATCAACAACAAATACGAGAGAGTGACGGTCAAGCGCCGTTGCTCTTTTTGTTTTTGCCGCAGGCCATCGAGTCCGACCGAATCACCCAGCGACAGCGGGGGCCGTATAGGGTTGGGTCATTAAGAGGAGGGATAACACATATGAAACTCCATAAAGACGGAACAGTAGAGGGTACACCACAGGAGATAGCGGAGTACAACGGGTTAGCAGTAAGTGGTGATATAACCACAGAGGATCTTGATCGTTCACTTGCTGGCGCGTTGGATACACTGAACCGCCGTGCGATAGAAGCGCCAAGTAAACAACAGCGTGATGCGATTATACGAGAGGCAGATGAGTTGCGAAACAGGATGAAGTCTCTGGAAGAAAAATCTGCAATAGAAGGCGTGTATAAAGAGATTGGTGAGATCAAGCAAGGCCAACCAGTAGCAAACTTGAGAGCTTACCTCACCAAAGACTTAGTGAGCGAACTTAAGGGGCGTACTGGTGTAGAAGTGCATGGTATGGGCAAAGAAGTAGAGTTCTCGTTGATATCTGGATCACTCAGACACGACAGAAAAGGCAAGGCAACAGTTTTGATCATTCAGGAGTAGAGAGGAGGTTGACACCATGGCAGACTTGAGACCACAAATGATGCTGTTTGTGACGGAATATCTGCAGAACGGAAACAACGCAACACAGGCCGCCATTGCGGCAGGATACAGTGAGAAGACAGCGTCAAGTCAAGGCAGTAGGCTGTTAAAGTCTGTTGAGGTTCAACAATATCTTAACAAAACTGAACAGAATCTTAACAAGGACTTGCGGATGATGTTCGCTGAGGATGCTGTCAAGGCGTACAATGTGATGCTCGAGATCATGCAGAGTCCGAACGCAATGGACAAGGACAGGCTGGTTGCGGCAAGGGATTTGCTGGATCGTGCAGGGTATAAACCGATTGATCGAGTACAGGCAGATGTACAAGGCGAGGTGAACCATCAACATGAGTACATTGTCGAGCAAACCATCTCAACAGACCCAGAAAGCGCCGAGCTTCTTAAACAACTCTGGAAGCGACAAACCAGTACCGCTCAGTAGGCAGTTTGAAATCCTGGCCAAGCATGACTTTAGCTTTTTCATGGACTTCGACAGTGATGGACGTGATGCAGACGGTAAGCACCTGGACGTACTGGACAGAGCGTTGATGGATGTATCAGAGGGGAAGATCAAGCGTCTGATCGTCACGATGCCACCACGGCACGGTAAGTCAGAGCGGGTGAGCAAGAAGTTTCCTGCATGGCATATAGGTAAATATCCGAACGACGAGATCATATTGGCTTCATACGCGTTGTCGCTAAGCCGGGATAATAACCGGATTGCGCGAGACACGTTCATGGACCGATCGGGTCTATTTGGCGTTTCCATCTCTGGTGCAAGACAATCCGCAGAGTCATGGGGTATTGAAGGACATCGTGGCGGCGTGAATGCAGCTGGTGTGGGTGGTCCTATCACAGGGAAGGGTGCACGTATCGCAATCATTGATGACCCAATCAAGAACGCTGAGTAAGCCAACAGTGAGGTTGTACGCGACAGTCTATGGAGTTGGTACACATCAACACTGTACACGCGGTTAACGCCAGACGGACGTATTATCGTGGTTATGACACGCTGGCATGAAGACGACTTGGTAGGGCGGTTATTGAAGAAGGAAGCCGATGAGGTTAAGCAAGGAACACATAAGGGCGAGCGTTGGACGGTGATCAACTTCCCGGCAGTAGCTGAGGACGATGATTATCTGGGTCGTAAACCTGGGGAGGCGCTCTGGCCTGAGTTTGGCTTCAACGTGCAGCGTCTGGACCAGATCAAGTCCGACGTTGGCTCGTATGTATTCAGTGCCTTGTATCAGCAAAGGCCATCAGCAGCAGGAGGTACGATATTCCAGCGTAAACATTTCCGTTACTTCAAGTTTGAGCAGATCCACAACGTGCAGTATGTGGTGCTCTCAGACGGACGTAGGTTCACAGCAATGCAATGCTGGATGTTCCAAACCGTGGATACAGCGAACAGCGAAAAGACGATCAATGACTACTTTGCTGTTTCAACGTTCATGGTGACGCCTGACAATGACATCTTGATCCGTGACGTGTACCGCACGCATATTGAAGGTCCAGAGCAAAAGACGCTGATGAAGCAGATGGAGCATCGGTACAAGCCGAAGTTTCAGGCGATTGAGGATAAGACGTTCGGCACCAACTTGATACAGGAGTGCAAGCGTGATGGGATGACCATCCTGCCTGTGAAGGTAGACAAGGACAAGGTTACTCGGGCGTTGCCGATTGCTGCACGTTATGAGTTGGGCAAGGTGTACCACCGAGAGGATGGTGATTGGTTAGATGACTTCGAGGCGGAGCTAATGAGCTTCCCGAAAGGCAAGAATGACGACCAAGTCGATACGGTGTCCATGGCTGGTGAGATCGTACACACGGTCAGTGGACAACAAGAGGTAGCATGGGGCGCCAATCCCGAGTCTATTACAGGCAAGCGAGTGGACTTTGATACAGAGGAAGAATACGACGACGAGGTTAAGCCGTCATTCTGGTGAGGTGAGGTGAGGAAATGGAATACGTACTATTAGCGGTGGTTCTGGGGACCAACGTTTTTTTGTATTTGCAGCACCGTGACAAAGACAAGATCATCAAGGATCTGACCAATCGCCTGACAGCCCGTAACGCTGGTGAGTATGCGATGTACAACAACCAGCAGAAGCCAGCAGAACCGCTGGAGACGCGAAGCCCGATGAGTTGGCATGACGATCCGAACGTGCTGGAGGTTGATGACAAATGAGCACGCTGAACAAGATCAAAAAGGGATTTCAGGGATTGTTCACTGAAAATGGCGCTGAGAAGGACTCGATGAACCCGAATACACCGGAGGAACAAAAGATATACGACACGGTGTACCAGGACTATCAAGTGTTCAAGCAGGAACGACAACAGATGGACGACATCTGGCGTAAGGAGCAACGTTTCTACATGGGCGACCATTGGAAGGGATTACGCTCAGATGCGGTGTCTAAGCTTCGTCCGGATGCGGTGGAGAACATCACCTTCTCACAGATCGAGTCTATTGTCGGCAAGCTGACTGGATGGATGCCTTACCCGAACTTCACGGCTCAGGAAGAGGGAGACGAGGAAAAAGCCCGGGACTTGAACGACTTCATGCCGTTTGAGCTGCGACAGATCAAGTTTAAGCAGAAACACACCCGAGCTGTCCGACGCATGGTCATTCATGGCCCGTTAATATACAAAACTGTCTTTGACCCAACGGTCGAAGGTGGGCGTGGGATGAACCGGTACGAAGGGCGAAACGACATCATTCCAGTTGATTTCGGTACATTCTTCCCGGACCCACGCATTAAAGACTTCATTTACCTCCAGAAGATGGGCGGCATCATCATCAATGTGCCCAAGCCACTGGAGTACTTTAAAGAGCGCTGGCCTAAGCAAGGCAAGAAGGTTCAGCCTGATATTGGCACGCTTGAAACTGATGTGTTCAACATTGACTCAGACGATGGCAACCTGAGCACAGACGCCACACGGCAGCAGATGTCCGGACTCATTGAGTACTGGTATCGTGGACTGCCCAAACAGGTGAGTGCAGAGGATAAGAAGCTGTTCCGCGAAATGGCTGAAGAGAAACTGATGGAAGGTGTTGACCCATCCGAGTATCTGGCAAAGGCTGATGGAAAGATGGAGGGCGTACATTGCATCTACATCACCACATCAGGCGTATTCTTGGAGCACAAGGCGTATGTGTTCGATCACGGTCAATATCCATTCGTAGCCCGTACATTGTACCCATCAGAAGGCAATCCATGGGGCAAGGGCTTCATGCGGGATATGATTAAGCCGCAGATCATGAAGAACAAGTACGCTGAGATTTCAGTCGAGACCATGGCGAAGCAGGGTAACGCAGCCATCATGTATGAGGAAGGTTCAATATCCAAGCCGCGTACGTGGGCTGAACAACGTTCTATGCCGGGTGCAATGCTTCCGGTGGCTACTGGTCGTATGAGCAGTGTGAAGGAGCTGGAAGGCGTCAACGTGCCAAGTACAGTTTTCAACATGCTGAACTACTATGACGAGATGCTGCAGAAGATCCCAGGGCAGTTCGACAGTGCCAATGGGCAGGCAAACAGCAACGTCACCAGTGGTGCACAGGCCAAGGCGCTTATGGCAGCGGCGGGAACACGACTTAATACCGTATCTGACTTGATACAGGACGCGCTAGAAGAGGTGTTCAGCCAGTATGTGGAGTTGATAGCCCAGTTCTATACCACTGAGCGTATCGCCCGTGTGACAGGCCGTACAGTGAAAATGAGTAGGGATAGCATGATATCCAGCGTGCCATCAGATTACATGCCGCCAGACCCAATGGTTGAGGAGATGGGTGCAGGAGACATGCAGCCGCCTGATCCAATGCAAGGCATGGAAATGATGGGTCAGATGGACCCAATGAGCATGATGCCTGAGCCTGTTGAGGTCCAAGAGGAGTTTGTACCGGAGTTCGACATATTAGTGCAGATCGGAGTAGACAAGCCGCAAGACCGGGAGTATTGGTTGCAACTGGCTTTCAACCTACTTCAGACGATGGACCCGATCACTCAGCAGCCAATGATTGATGCCGAGGCTGTCCGGTACGTCATCACCACAGGGCGCATGGAGCCGATGGACGTCATCAAGCGCCGTATTGAAGAAGAGTCAGGCAAGCAACAGCAGTTCATGCAGGCTCAGAAACAAGCACAGGAGGCACAAGCTCAGGTACAGCAGTTGAGCCAAGAGAACCAATCCATGCAACAGACACTACAGCAGTTTAATGGTGAGCAGATGGAGCGTGAACAGCGTGACCGTGAATTTGAGCAAGGTTTGAAACAACAGAAGATGAATCTGGAAGGCGCTAAAGTTGCCCAACAACTGATGCAACCAGGAAGAACAGGCCAAGGGTGAGGGGTGATAATGAATGAAAAACAGTTTTGAAATAAGGGGAACTGAAACTGCGGTTTTCTTATCATCTCGAGAAGGCCTCATTGAATCTGTTATCACTACTAAATCATTGGAGGTATTAAACAACTTCCAAGGAACGTTTAGGGCGGTTTGGAATGAGAATACAAAATCGTACTACGCGATGGGGTATGAACGTGTCTATGGTAAAAAGATTAACATTATGATGCATCGGTACATTGTTTCCTGTACAGATGACTTGGTTGTAGATCATGTGAATCACAACACGTTGGATAATAGAATAGAAAATTTACGTGTTGTAAATCAATCGCAAAATATGCTTAATTTCGACCCGGCAAAACGCAGAACAATTACAGGGATTAGTTGGTACGAGGATAAGAAAAAGTGGAGAGTAAGAATACAAGGAAAACATATTGGATACTTTTCTGAACTCCATGAAGCAGAGAAAAAAGCACTTGAACTTCATATTGTTTGAATCAGGCCCGTTGCAGAGCAGCGCGGGCCTTTTATATCTGCCGCCACCCATAGCGGATTAGGAGGAACTAAGCATGGAAGACATCGACAACATCGCCACCCATAGCGAGACCGTCACAGAACCAGAAACAGCCCACCCACAGGCTGACGATCAACAACAAGCAATGCGTGATGCGTATGAAGCTTTCAACTTACCGTATGGAGACGACGATGACCCAGATCCGGACGATGATCAACACGAGGATGACGCTCCACCCACAGAGCAGGCACTCGAAGCTGACGAACAACCGAAGGGCATCACAGTCAAATACAACGGTCAAGACGTATTCATCCCAGACGAAGAAGTGGCAGTACATGCACGTAAGGGACTGAATTACGAGAAGGTAGAAGGTCGAGCGAAGCAATATGAAACAGCTCTGGATCGCCTTGCAAAACAGCAGGGATATAAAGACCACGCTGATCTATTGGAGAACATCGACCAGATTGAATCCGCAGCACAGCAGAGACAGAAGGACCAATTCGACGAACTGAAGCTAAGTATGCGGGAAGAAGCCATGAATGCAGGCATTGACCCAGATGTGCTTGATCAGTACCTCGATAACCACCCGCTATTACAACAAGCGCGTGAGGTCCTTCAAAGCAAGGAGACAGAGCAGTCCACACGCCAACAGGAGCAGAAACAACAGCAACTGGTGCAAGGCTGGCAGGATCTGTTCAAGAAGTACCCGGAACTGGCACAGGAAGTCACGGAAGATGGAGCCGCAGCACCTTGGCTTACCCAAGAGATGCATGCGCGCATTGAACGTGGTTATGACCCGATTGATGCTTATGAGTTGGTACACCGCGATAAACTGAGCGCCACAGAGCGTAAACGCGCAGAACAGACGGTGTTGAAGAACCAACGCCTGAACAAACGGGCACAGGTGGAGACGCAAGCAGCTGGAACACTGGAACCAAGCGCGCCAGCAGAGTTAACTGGTGCATTCGCATTATTCGGACTGGATCCAAAGAATGCTCAAAAATACGCAAAAAACTTTGAATAAACAGGAGGCGTTAAGCCATGGCACAAGGATTCAAATATGTATACAACGATTACGGTAATGACCCCACTCGTATCACAGAGTTTCTGATGACCAACGATGAAGCTGGTTTTGCTGGTGAGGCTGTGAAGTTGGTGGCAGGACGCTGGACAAAAGCTGGTGCGACTGATCCGATTGCCGGATTCTTGACCGCAAATGTAGAAGCAGGCACGGACAAGGAGACTGAGGTTATCTTGGCTCGAGAGGGTGACTGGTATGACGCACCATACAGCGGAACAGCAGCAGGCGGATTCACACCAGGAGCAGCCGGAATTGCATTGGCAGCTGATGGATTGTCTGCAAACTCGGCCACCGTAACAGGCGGTCCTTTGTCTGTAATGGCGATTAACACAAATAAAAAGACAGCACGGTTCAAAGTTAAGAACCGCCAGTTGTCGTAATCGAGAGGGGAGCATAACACATGCAAACAAAACTTCAATGGGACGCACGAGTCCTCGAACCGATTTTCAAGGAGCTTTACTCGCTCGAAACCAAGGATAAAAAAGACTATATTCCGCTGATGTATAACGTTAGTAACTCCGATAAAGACCGCGAATCGTATGAAGGTGTTGGCGCTGAGGGCCTTATGGAAGAATGGGGCCACTCGAACAACCAAGTCTTCTATGAGGACGTTGAAGAGTTATGGCAAAAGGTTATTCGTAACCGCAAGTTCTCTGATGGTCGTATCATTGAACGCGACTTTATTGATGACTTGAAACTTACGGAGATCAAGACACGTATCATGGGTCTGGCTGATGCAGTGTATAAAACACAGCAATTACAGGCAGTAGAATTCCTGAACAACGCATTTGTTACACAGGGTCCGAACTTCCGTGGTCGTATTGAGCGTTATACATTACCTGATGGTAAAGCTTTGTGTGCTGCAGATCACCCATATAGCCCGCAAAATAGCACAGACGTACAATCTAATCTTGGTGACAAACCATTGAATTTGGATTCTTGGGATGAAACAGCCGTACTCATGCAAGAATGGAAAGACGATCGAGGAAATCCGTTGGCTGTAATTCCTGATACTGTGATTGTTGCACCGTACAATGCGCGTGCCGCGTTCAAGATTGCAGGTCTACCAGATGCGGATCTGCCGAAGTACGAGCCAGGCAGCAACCATTTTGACGCGAACATGTACATGGGTAACATCAAAGTCATCGTCAATCCGTATATCAACCCAGCACAACGTAAGAACTGGTTTGCCGTTGACTCAGCGCGGATGAAACGCTTCAACCACTGGCAGTGGAGACGTAAACCGGAGAATGGTTCGATCACTGACTTTGATACAGAAGTAGCTAAACACAAAGTTGTAGGACGTTGGGGTTATGGTCAAACCAACTATTCCTTCCTCTTTGGACATAACGTACAAGACTAAGAGGGCGCATATTGCCCCTCTTTTTCTTTTGGAGGTAATCACATGTTTCGTGATGAACTGGACGCACTCAATGCGATCTATAAAGAACAGCAGCGAACCAACGAACTGCTGGAAAAATTGATTGGAGGGAACACAGATGCCACTGAATCACAGCAGACAGCCGGACTTCTTACAGATCATCCCCGCAGCCGAAGCGCCAAGCCTGCCCGAAAAGCGGGAGCCTAACTACACAGTCTTCGTAGATGCCAACGGTGGGCCTATCGACATTGGTGGAGGCGGTGGAGGTACCATCACATCAAACAGCATCACCGATGCCACAGCTACAGGTAAAAGCGTACTGACAGCCGCTAACCAAGCCGCAGCCAGGACTGCCCTTGGTGCTGGCACATCGAACTTAGCTATCGGCACCACAGCTTCCACAGCCGCAGCAGGCAACCACGTACATCCTGCAACAACAATTACAGCCACAGCGATTGCGCCGGGCACAGCAACGAACGTACAAGCTATCCTCGCTGAACTGGCGGCCCGTATCACAGCTTTAGAGAACGCGTAAGGTAAATATGAAGGAGTGGTGAGAAATGCTCTTAAAAGACGTTGTGGAGGAGATTACGGAGAAGTCGCCTAATTTCCTCTCTCCCGCTTCCATTGTTCGCAAGGTGTCGCAAGTGCGTGACAGGCTTGTCCGTAACTTCGGATCGGCTCAACAGCAATCGAACGTCATCTGTACTGCAATCGACTTGGTGAAGGATAAGGCGCTCTATGTGCTTCCGTGTCCTCCGGGTAGTGTTGTAGACGTAGATGTGAAGATGGAATCCTTCCACAACGATAACGATGGCTGGAGACGCATTCCGTTGCGGCAATTCAATGAGAGGCTAAAGGAGAAACCGTATTACTATTTTTCCGGTGATCGTATCGGTATCGTGCCCAACCCGGAGGTAGACACTCCAGAGGGTATCAAAATATTCCATGCTGAAGTACTACGGGAACTGGCTTTAGCGGACATGGATGGCCCTACTGGATTTGATCCGGACTTTGACATGGTACTCGTATACGGTGTGCTGAAAGAAATCACCAGCGGGAAAGAGTCGGAGGAATTCGATTATAAGTACCGTCAGGTGTTGAACGAATATGAAACAGCAAACAACGGGTACGAACGGTATTCCGTTACAGAGAGGTGGTAAGGCATGAGTAGATTCCCATGGCGGAATACAAGTGAAGATATCACGGCAGAAGCCCAGTCACAGTGGGAAACGCCAGCTGGTGCGCAGGAAAAGGCAAATGCAGCAGAACAAGCTGCAAAAGATTACTCTGATGTAAACTTGAACGCACATATTGGCACTGGTGGTGCAGCTCATGCCATTGTGGTTGCTGGTGGCGCGGCTGGATTCATGACTGGTGCAGATAAAACTAAACTTGATGGTGTGGCTCCAGGAGCAAACAATTATATTCACCCTGCTACACATCCACCATCCATTATCGCTCAGGACTCGGGCAACCGGTTCGTGACAGACGCTGAAAAAGCGGATTGGAATAGCAAAGCCACCGGAGCCTTGGCGACACCATCAACGGATGGACTTATGGCAGCAGCGGACAAGGGGAAACTGGACGGGGTACAGGCAGGCGCTGAAGCTAACCAGAACGCTTTCGCCGGAGTAAACAATGTACTGGCTACAAACAAAACAGACACGTTGCAGTTCACTGGCGGAACAGGGATCACCATTACGACGAACCCAGCAAACAAACAGGTGACCGTCACAGCAACAGGGTCTGCGACACCAGGTGCGCATGCTTCTTCACACATCACAGGTGGTACAGACGTTATTCCTAACGCAGTAACCAATGGCAACGCTGGTTTGATGAGTGGCGCGGATGCTCAGTTTGTACGGATTGAAGGTGAAACGAAGGCAGGAGCGCAGAACAAAGCGGATGCGGCGCTGATATCGGCAAATGAATATACGGATGGTGTTACAGCAGAGGTTAGCGCTGAGGTAAATCAAGCTTTGGCAAACGCCACTGCGAACTACATCCGTCAACCAGGATACGCCGCAACATCGGGAACATCATCGGCTTATGTAGTGACACTAGATCCTGTTCCAACAACATTGCCTGATGGGTTTGGGATCACAATTGTGCCGCATATAACAAATGCTGCTGGGCCGACATTGAATATTAACGGTTTAGGTGCGACGCCGCTTAAAAAACAGGATGGCACAGCCTATGCTGCTGGTGATCTGCTTATAGGAAAGCCATACACGTTCCGCAAAGTAGGGACGGATTTTTTAGCAGATAGTGGTGGAGGGGAGGTGGACATTAACGGGCAGCTACAGCAGTCGGTTGTATATGCTGAAGCAATTGCTGCAAACGATCCTATCTATTTGCAATCCGCGGTAGGGGATGCCGTTGACATTGTTCCAGATAAACCCACATCTGCACCAAGAGCTGTTGCATACTCAACAGATGGTGTTTATATGGTTGCTGTACAAAATTCAAGCCCATATATCAATATTTATAAACTTTCAGGCGGAGTGTACACAAAACTGACTAATCCCACAACGTTACCTACGGGTGATTCCTATGGCGTTTCATTTAGCGTGGACGGCACCTACTTAGCTGTTGCACACTCAACGTCACCTTATGTAACAATATACAAGCGTTCAGGGGATACATTCACCAAATTGGCTAACCCATCCAGTTTGCCAACAGGCAATGCAAGAAAGGTGGCGTTTAGTCAAAGCGGTACATATATGGCAGTCGCTCACTTTACAACTCCGTATGTGACCATTTACAAGCGTTCAGGAGATACGTTTACCAAGTTAGCTGACCCATCTGTGTTGCCTGCAGCTTCTGGATATTCCGTTGTTTTTAGTCCTGATGACTCTAAACTAATCGTAGGGCACACTAACGGATCGTTTATTACAATCTACAGTCGCTCAGGTGATGTATTTACGAAAATTAGCGACCCAGGTTCATTGCCAGCATCAGTTGCAACATCTAGTGCTTTTCGTCAAGACGGAAAATACTTAGCACTATCATTTCAGGCCTCTCCTTATTTTATGGTCTATAAAGTTGCGGGAGATGTATTTACTAAAATTAGCGATCCAACCACCTTGCCGCCGGGCTCTGTTGAAACAATATCTTATAGCCGAGACGGCAGTATACTTGCAGTTGCTCATGTTGGCAGTCCGTATATATCTTTTTATCGACAAACGGATGATGTATTGGATAAAATTCTGAATCCTACTACTCTGCCAACTGGGAATGGATTGTGCGTGGCGTTTTCAACAAGCAATATTGCTGTTACTTATACAGCAACGCCTTATATCACAATATACGATTTTAAACTGAAGGCGTATAAGAGCACCAATGCAATTGCTGATGTAAGGCAAGTAGCATCATTGGGATATGCTTTGTCTGCAGGTGTGGCAAACGATTCTAAAGATGCAATCTTAATATGGAGGTAGATACCATGAAATTTTACTTTCAACTGGATTCGGACAATATCATCCGTGATGCCATAACGTACCCGCACGAAGGATACACAGAGGTTGAGTTGGACATGACCCACCTTCCTGCTGGCATAAACGCAGGGTATTACCGCTGGAATGGGACAACATTCGAGATTGACGAATCGTTGAAACCAAAAGACCCCAATGATGTAACACAAGCTATTGAGGAGCTACAGAGAAACCAACAGCTCATGCAACAAGCCATTGACGACCTTGTTATGGGAGGAATGCTGTAATGGGAGCGTATATGGGTCAACGTATCATCGACAAGGCGTATACTTACGACTATGTGTTATCACGCAGGCCAGACCTGAAACCCGGCATTGACACTTATCTGATTGCTGAGGGATACGAACACCTGATTACAGAAGAGGTGTGAACCCATGAACTTATCTGATATCATTTCAGAAGCAAATATGCTGGTGCCCAACGATGTTCCTGTGGCCGACAAAGTCATCTGGCTGAACGCGATCAATCAGGACTTCTTCAATGTGGTCAAGATTCCAAAGGTTGCGCAGTTTGATTGTGTGGCTGGACAGACCGACTACCCACTGCCAGCGGACGTAAGGCAGAAGAATATTGACATGGTGCTGATCGGCCCATCGCAGTACCGCAGTATGGACCGCGAAGACATAACACCGTACCAGAACGCATTTGCATACGACGACACAACCAAAACCATATCGATTTACCCAGCCCCTTATGCTGATCTAAGAGGCTTTTTGCGTTACCATCGAATCGCCACAACAACGTTCCTGTCTACCGCACTCACAGTGTCACCGGATGCGCCCGAGGAGTATCACTGGACGTTTATCCCTGCACTGGCGGCAATGCTTGCAAACAGCCAGGACGACAGCGTGAAGGCATCGAACTACGAGAACCAGTACAAGGCAGCGTGGAATGTGGCGGCGCAGAATTATCAAGCGGGTGCAAGTCAATGAGGCCCGTACAATATAAGACGTCTCAGAATCAGCCACTGGAAGGTATGATGCAGCCGATCCCGATTCGAGAGTTTCGTGGACTGAACACGTTTGATCCGTACTCCATTGAAGACACGTACTTCACTGAGATGCAGAACCTGACAACCGATGACTACCCGGCGATCTCCACAAGGCCGGGTTACGCCATGCAAGGCGTGTTCGGTACCCGTGTTTTGGGCATGGGCGTATGGCGTGGTCAAGAGCTGCATGTCGTGTTCAATGATGGGACATGGAGGAGGTTAATAGGAAACGCTTGGACAACACTTGCCAGTGGCCTGAACACCTCGGCCGAATGGTCATTCACCAACTTTGACGGTAACCTGGGTGGCGTAAATCTAATCGGGTGCAATGGCGTAGATTCGATGCGTAAGTACAACGGCTCTACGGTGTCTGTATTGAGTGGCGCACCGTCGAATGGTAAATACATCACCACGTACCAAAACAGGCTATGGTGCGCCGTAGGGAACGAGCTATGGTCATCTGCGTTGGATCAACCGGAGAACTGGAACGCATTCGCAGGTAACCAGCAGGACAGTTACCGAAAAACGATTGAGTCATCGCACGGTGAGGACATCAACATGCTGTCCGGTAGCCTGTACCGCTTGACCATCGGCATGCCATCATCCATTCATTTGCTTATGGGTGGTCAGCCATCTGACTTCAACAGCCGCGTGGTTACCGACGACGAAGGTGTAGCCAACAATAACGCAGTCACCGCACGTGAAGGTGCACTACGTTTCATGCATAAGTCGGGTATCTACGAATACTCAGCTGCTGCATTGCCGGACAAAGGGTTCAGCGAGGCAATCAAAACATTCTATCCCAATGTCAGCACAGCAAGTGCGTCAGGATCAGACGGGATACGGTTATACTTCAGCACACAAAGCGGAGAAACGCTGGTGTATGATCCGCGCATTGGAACATGGACACGCTGGGTTACACCAGTACCCACTTGCTATGCATCCATCGGACAAGACTTGTACATCGGTACAGCTACGGGTCAAGTGCTGAAGCTGGGTGGCACGGTGGATATCGCAAGCCCAATTGCATGGAAAGCCGTGACCAAACCGTTCACCAATCAATCCATTGCACAGCGGCAACGATGGTTGAAGATGTGGATCATTGCGGAAATGTCCGTTGGTAGTGTGCTGAACATCAGCCTATCCAATCAAAAGTCAGGAGAAAGCTGGGACTTGGTCAGTACGATCACTTCATCGTCTGCGGTATCACAACGGATCATTATACCAGTCCGAAAGTTTGTGTTGGAGAATACAGTCCGGATCAAGCTGGAGGGTACGGGTTACATTCGACTGCACGAGATCACACGTCAGGTGCGGCAACTACCGCTCTATTAAGGAGGTACTATGGGAATTCAAGATGTAGCACCAGCATTCCGAAACCCTCCAACGTTTCAGGATTTTGGGGGAGTGAACGCTTATCTGAAAGACAACATCAACAAAATCGCACGTAGCCTACAGGATATCGATTTCATGATCAACGGTACGCTGGACGTGAACAACATCCGAGCTGAGGGGATCGAGGCGCGTAATATTAAGGCGGAGTCGATCACCACCGAGAAGTTGCAAGCCGGATCAATCACGACAGAGAAGATCCAAGCAGGCGCAGTGGTAGCCGACAAGATCGATGTTGGTGAGCTATCAGCCATCAGCGCGAACCTGGGGCATATCGTAGCTGGGTTGATTGAGTCTGTTGAGATATTCGGAAGTTATATTGCGACGAGACGTAACGCCTTCCCGCGTTGTGAGATGAGCGCTACAGGGAATGTGTTCGCTGCCTATACCGATAGTAATAACTTTATCGCTGTAAACCCGAATTACGCAGGTGTGCCGTCTCTTGACTTCAAGTTGAACGGAGCTGATAGATTAAAGATAAATGTATCTTCCGGCGTACCTGAGATAACGAGTCTAGGAAGTATGGATGTAATGTCTAATGGAGGAGATATAAGAATGTCTCCAACAGGATCAGTTACATTTGATAGCTGGGACAAACTATACAGCATTGGTATAGGCCGCACGCTTGGAGACGAATTAAGAGAAATCTTCGACCGGATCGAAGCGTTAGAGGAAGGAAGTTAACCGGCCCAAAGTTGGGCTCGTTAGATTTTACATTAACGGTCCGCGAAAGCTGTGGTATATTGGTGAAAAATGGTATAAGGGAGATTTGACATGAAAAAATATATTGCTGGATTCCTTGCAGGTGCCGTATTCGTCCTTTCCGCCACAGCTTTTGCAGATGATATTAAGTCATTGGTAGGCAAAAAGATTCAGGGAGAAGCAGCCGTGGAGCTTAATGGACAGGCTTTGGATACTGCAATCATCGTTGATGGCAAAAGCTACGCGCCAGTTCGTGCGATTGGTGAAGCTGCTGGTTATGACGTGAGCATGCAGAACAAGAAGATTATCCTGGACGAGAAGGTGTCTGCGACCACTCCTGGAAAGGGGCAGAGCGTGGAAGAACAAAAGGCAAAGATTGAGGAACGTATTAAGTCTAATAATGAGGCAAGAAAAGTTTACGAAGACAAAATTGTGTACAACGAAAAGATTATTGAAGGGTTAACCACCCAAGCTGAAAAAGAATTTTATCTCGCGGCAATCGAAAGCTACAAATCGAACATTAAAACTTTGGATGAAGGAAACGCGAAACTCGAAGCTCAACTGGCTGCGTTGAAATAATTTTTTGAAACCACTGAACAAACGTAGAATCTTGGGTTACAGTATGTTGAGAGGTACAAAGATAAATTTTTCAGTGATTTGATTTTATCCAAATACTCGTTGGTGGTACACTGCATAATGAATTGAGAAGAGGACCCCTCAGTTTGAGGAGTCCTTTTGTATTAGAAAATCAAATTAGACGTTTAAAATCCTGAATCTCTGGAAATACATTTTAGTATAGAAACAGAATACTGGGGTGCCGATAGAGTCCGTTTTTACATCCATCCGATGTCCGGTTCAAACGTAGGGTCGGAAAGTTTGAGAAAAATCTTCAAATCTTCGAATCCTTTTCCCTTGCGGATTCCTGGCTTGAGGGGTTGCTAAAGCACGCTGTGTCCCACTTTACAAACACAATATGTTGGGTTAGTGTGATTTATGAAGTTAGAAAATCCCAATATGTAGACATGGGAAAGAAGGGTGTAACAAATGCATACACCCTTTAATCAGTATTTTATTCAGCTTTAGCTGGTTTTAAAAAAAAGTATTGACAATACTTTTCTAATTTTCATCTTTCCAAAATGGTCTTTCTATTCCATACCAGGGAACTTGTTGAATCAGATTCTTCAATATAATCTTAGAATCCTCAAGTTTCTTAGCATACATGTTGAGGTTTTTCTGATATTGAGCAAGTGCGACTTGATCGTTTGTGTTTGCAATCATTTCTTGGGCGAACTCAACACTATTCTTATATAGCTCTATATCTTCCTTTACCCGTTTTATTTTTCTGGTGTCGTCAGTCACACCAAGCAGGAAATCTAACGATTCTCCCAAAAGTTCTGGCAGCTTGGCAAGAGTCTCAAGATTTGGTTCTCTTTGTCCATTTTCAATCTTACCGTAACCTTGAGGCGACATCCCTACCATATCGGCCATATCTTTTTGAACGAAACCATACATTTCTCTTAACCATTTTAGGCGTGCGGAAAAAATATCCAAAATAATTCCTCCAAGTTATTGACTATGAAACATAATGGATATATATTATTCATATAGTATCCGAAAAGGGTACTTTGAAAGGATGTGATAAACAGAATGGCTACTCCAAAAACTAAGCTTGAAATGATCCGCAGACAGATGTTCCTCAGTCAGAAGGAAGTTGCTGAACAGTTGGACATGAGTTCGGTGAACTACTCCAAGATAGAGCGTGGAGAGCGTAGGCTTACGGTTGATGTTGCCAAGCAGTTGGTTCAGGTATTCAACCTAAACTACATCGATGACCTGCTGGACGATGCAAAGGCAAGCTGATTAAACTATCCATTTTGTTTCATTGTATCAAATGTAAATCATGAATTACAAGGAGGATTTGCGATGAATATTCGTGTAGAGAGTTGGATGGGGAATGACATTCGTTTTGTAGAGATGACAACAGACGATTGGTGGGCAGTTGCTAAAGACGTAGCCAAAGCACTCGGTTATTCTATTGCGCCTCACATGGTAAGGTTGATTGATACAGACGAGAAGGATGCTATCCACTTAACGGATAGCATAGGCAGAAGACAAAGAATGACTGTGATCTCGGAGACTGGAATATATGAAGCGATCTTTAACAGCGAAAGACAGGAGGCTAGGGAATTCAAGAAGTGGGTCAAATCATTGCTCAAACAATTGCGAAAGAATTCTGGATTGGAAGGATTCCAAATATTCCGCACCCTTGATAAGGATCATCAAAAAGAGGCGATGAAAAGGTTGTGTGATAACCTTAGAGATCCCAAGGTTCCGAATTTTGCCAAAGCAAACACAATCACAAACAAAGCGGTATCTACAAAGTTCGGTCATCCAAAACTAATCAAAAAAGAACAAATGACTCCTGAAATGTTGATCGCAAGACAAGAAATTTTGGATGATACAGTAAACTTGATGACAATGGCAGATAAGTTCAGACTTGATTTCTCCATTTCACAGACCATTTACGGTAAGTATTTGGGCGATGAACAGCGAAATCGTGAAGCTAATTGATTAATTGGATAACAATTTGTGAAAAAGCATTATTTTTAATTATTTTAGTTATCATTATATTTATTGTCTGAAAACTTTGTAGTGACAGCTTCCTGTGATACGATAAATTTGTTCACTGGAGTAGGCGGAATAATTATTAAAAAAAATTGCCACGAAAGTATTACCGCATATTATTGAACCTGTGCTACCATGTATATAACATGAGAGGAGGAACTACGTTGAAATGCATCTCAGAAAAATAAAAAGAGCCGCTTATAAAAGCGACTCGGCTGTGTTGTCACCTATCGACCGCCAAGAAGTTAGGTGACGAAAAATCAAGGGTGTTGCCAAAGTGTACGTTGCATTTTATGTTAGAGCATGAAATGCAACGCATTACATTTTGTCTTGTTGACTATAGTCAACGTTAGTATAACACACACTTTGTATATGCAACACCCTCCAAAAGTGAGGAGAAAGCATGAAAAAAATGGTCTTCACCATGAACGAAGAGAACATTTTCGAAGTTTTAGGAGTTACAAACTCCGAAGGATTAAACAAGCTTCGTGAAAAATTATCTCCTCATGATGTATCTTTAACGGACTTTATTTCTACTATTGATAAGATGATAACAATCTAATTTACATGTACTTCGCATAATGAGAGGACTCCTAATGGGGTCCTTTTTAGTTAGATTCAAAAATGATTAATAAGTACTATCTGTACTTTTAAGTTAGTGCCAAGGTAGGATGCGTTTAGAAGGAGAATTCGCTGTATTTATAAATACGATAAGTATTAAGTCACATTTTATCTGAAGTCGCAATGGTAAATGGTAATTAACTGGAGGATTGTCGAAAAAACTTTAAACCTTAATACAAAACGCAAAATAAAAAGTCCGACAGAATTTGAGTGAAATTTATATCATGTGTTACAGTAGATTTTGAGAGGAGGAAATAACTTGAAAAGTAATTTAGAAAAATGAAAAAAGCCGCTAAAAAAATAGCGACTCTGGTGCGTTACACCTTTCGTCCGCCAAGAAGATAAGGTGTAACATGCTACAAAATTGCGCAACACACTACAAGAGGGTGTTATTTACAAGCATAGTATAGCATAATAACTATATTAGTTAACACCCCGCTCGGGGGAAACAAATGGAAAGAATCACCTTCACCATGACTCAAGAGAGCATATGTGAAGTGTTGGGAGTAACCAACTGGGAGGGTTTGGACAAACTCCTTGACCGTTTATCCCCGCATGACGTAACGCTCGAGGACTTCATATCTACTATTAATAACTTAATCAAGGTTTAACCTAAGGGTGCCCACACGGGTACCCTTTTCTATTACCCAAAGGAGGTGCAACATGGCTTACGAGACAACAGGAACTGTAGTGAAGAAGAAAGATCCTTTTGCTGGCACTGGTGGTGTAACGTCAGCTATTCCAAGCGTCACAGGTACCGTTACAACAAGCAAGTCGCCCATGGCACAAGCTGCCGCAAACGTTAAATCAAACCCTGCTCTCGGTAATGGTGGTGTCAACTATGCCACAGCCAACACAGCAGGGCGACAAGGGATCGCATCGAATCAGGCGCAGATCAAGAACAATGATGCATTCCGTCAGAGTGAAATAGCTCGAACATTGGCAACGATCACGAACCGACAGCAACAGGGGCTGGAGACTGGCGCACAGACGAAGTATCTCAACACGAACCTTGGTTACCAAAGCCCGATGGCACAGGCAGCAGCCAACGTGCAGGCAAGTGGGGTGAAGCCACCTGAGAATCATGCGGTACCGGGTAGTCGTACCGAAGCCACGCTTGGCAAGATCGACAACTTTATAAATAACCAATCACAGTTCCAGTTCAACAGACCTGATGCCTTCTCATATGACCAAAACACTGACCCTGCATACCAAGCGCAGTTGGCTGAAGCGAAAAAGAACGTCATGAACCAGCAGGCGGACACGAATGCAGGGTTACGGGCAACAGGCCAAGGAAAATCTTCCTGGAGCGAAACGGTAGCAAATAACCTTGGCAACAGCGCCATGGAGAGCATCTCCAATAACCTCGTACCACAGCTGATGCAACAGGCGTACCAGCGTTATAACGATGATGCGAATCGGGATCTACAGGTACAGCAAATGAATTATGGTGTGGGTCAGGACGCGATTGGAAACCTCACAAACCAATACGGGCTACAAAATCAGGAGTACTTCCAGAATCCGTTGCAGGAAGCGCAGGTTACTGGAAACTACCTTCCGACTGAAGCGCGAGATGCAATCAATAACCTTCTTAGTCTCAAGGAACAGGCAGAGACGAAAGGGATTACGGCAGAGGATCGATCGGCGCTAAGTAAACAAGCTGACTTTATTCGTAACCAATTGACGGGTATGGGCATAGACGCAAGTCAATATGGTGCTAATGTAAGTCGTTCTACTGCTGCACAAGCTAATCCAGGTATTCGCACATTAGCTGGGCAACAGGTGGATCTGGGCAACAAACAGGCAAATTTAGCCGCAGCTGGCATGTATATGGATGCATCAGGACGTATCATCACACCGCAGAACGATTGGACAGGACTTGCACGTCAGGCGGCTAATCCAAATGCACCACTTAGTCTGGCGGGACAGAACCAAGCATTCAACCAACAACAGGTAGGCGTTGACAATGCATTCCGCGCAGAACAATTTGCATACGCCAAAGCTCGTGATGCAGTGGCAGATAGCCAATGGGGAGCGCAGTTCCAACAAAACGCAGATCAATTCGGCATGAACTACGCAATGGATGAGTTAAAACGTCAGGATGAAAATGCTTATCGCAATGCTATGACGGCGATCAGTCAGGATGAGAACAGTCGTGCTTGGCTGGGACTTGGCAACACGCAACCGGCTGAGTATAGCGGCATGAATGCTAATCAAGTATTGAGTGCATTACAGTCACAATACATCGATCCGACCACAGAGAAATATGCCGCACCGAAAGATTCAACAACCCGAGAACAGATTTATCAGCAAGTCGCTGGATACGGTTTGCCACAGGGGCAAGATGACCAAGTTATGCTGTCCATGGGGCTGACCACGAAAGAGATACAAGAGTTTGATAAGAAATACATCACAACACCAACTCCAACAGGGGCAAACACTGCGGGAAAGTAGCCAGCCCCACATCCAACGGGACTGGTGGGGCGCTAAGTTACAATAATTACTACAAAGCGACCAAGGATGCAGCAGCAAACCCTAATAATTACGCCACGGCCAGCAGTGCAGTAAGTAGTGCACTTAAAGCTGCAGGTAAGCCTGATAGCTGGCTGCAACCTACCCTGGAGTTGGTTGCTCGTGAATCTAGCTTTAACTCGAATGCTAAGAATCCCAAATCTTCTGCAGCGGGGTTATTTCAGTTCCTGGACATGACTCGCAAGAATTACGGTGGCAACTCAGTGAATTGGAATGATCCCTACCAACAAGCTGTTGCGGGCATTAAGTATATAGAAAGTCGTTACGGAGATCCGGTCAAAGCTTTACAACATTGGGATAAAAAGAAATGGTACTAAGGAGGTAGACGCATGGCGACAAGGCTTGAACAATTTTCAGAGGAGCAGCGCAAAAAGGCGCTACAGATTCGGGAATCCGCGCTTAATGGTACGTTAAACCAGAATCAACCAAAAACATATGTCAATCCACGTACAGAAGCTGTTAACAGGTACATTGCCAACCAGAGATCCATGTCTGAATTGAAGTCAACCTTGCCGCCTGCGCTTACTCAACCCGGTTCAGACATTTACATGAATTCGACGTTGGGCAGATCACTTGCAGGTAATCCGCAGGCAATCAATACGTACCAGCAAGCAACAGGCGTTAATCCATCGCCTATCCCGCCACAGCCGAGTCAGTATGAAATAAACAAACAGAAGATAGCAGACAGTGCGTCCAAGAGCAGATTCGCCAACTTTGTATCACCGTTCTCTAACCTGATGAATGATCTCACCTACGGTAATCCCGTGGGTGGTTTCGTTACTCGGGCAGTTGGTACAGGCGGCGGCATGCTGCTTGGTGGTCCGTCAATGGCTCCTGGATCTACAGGCAATGCTACAGCGGATAGAGTGGCCGATATCACAGGTATTGCCGGCGGTGTGCTTGGCGCAGGATTTAATCCATCGGGCGGTGGCAACTTGATCACCGCTCCATGGAAAGCGGCCAACGGATTGATGGCAACACGTGCCGGGAACAGCCTGACGAACGTGGTCGGTGGTGGTATAGGCAAGGTGCTGCCACGCATTAGCCCGAACACCGCAAACAGAGTGGCAGAAACGGCTATCCGTGGCGCTGGTACGGGTGCTGTGAGCAATACAGCTATGGGGTTGATTCAGGGACAAAACAGCAACCAACAGGTACTCACAAACGCTGCTCTCGGTGCTGGTCTGGGCGGAGCTGGTGACTTGCTCATTGCAGGAGCTGGCGCAGGTATCCGGTCGTTACTTTCCAAATCCAAAGGAGCGCGTCTACCGGAAACAACGGGCCAGCCGTTAAGCGAACCAGCTACTCCATCACAGAGATTGGACATCAACGATCCGCCTGTGAGTGCCGCTCAGCGTACACCTGATACATTACCAGCTCAGATGGATGTACCAACACCCGCAGCACGGCAAGCATCCGTTGTGCCTGACACAGTGACACCACAGCAACAACCGATCAAGCCAGTTGATACTGCAACGAATATCAGCCCACAGACGGTGAATCCAAGGACTGAAGCGGTACGCAGGTTCCAGTCAAGCCAACAAGCACCTGCTGCTCCGGACGACTTCCTTAAATCCCGTCCAGGACGTGAAACTTCTGCTCCGATCACACCCGAACCAACACCAACATTGAACCGTGTAGAGCAAGAAGCGGCGCAAGTGGTGGATGCTGTGCAAAAATCACGTGTACGTGACCGTGTGTATGACATGCTGGATTCAGCCGAAAAAGCGGCTCGTGAACGTATCGCCAAGCGCAGGGGTAACCTCAACTCCAATCCACTGCCAGAGTGGGGCGACTACGCCATTATCGGCGCTGCCAAGATGGGTAAAGGGACGATCAAGTTCAGCGACTGGACAGAGGAAATGGTCAAGGATCTGGGCGAACAGTTCCGACCGAGTGCAGAGAAAGTATATCAGCAAGCCAAGGAAGAATTGCGGAGACAGGAACGACTTGCCACCAAAGAAGGCCAGGCGGCAAAGGCGTTTAATGAAAGTGGTACAGGCAATGCGGAGACTTTCAGCGGTAAAGTAAGCAGAGGTAGCCGCAAGAAGAAGACCACATCATTCGAGAAAAAATGGGAACGGGTGCGTACTCAGTTTGTAGATGAGACTGCACCGCTTGAAGGGCTGGAGAAGCGTGTTACAGGCAAGGTGGACAGCGCAGAGAATAGTATCTATAAGATGGCTCGTATGTTTAAGGGGACCCCGGAGAAAGCCAACCAAGTGGTCAAGGATAAACTAGCACCGATCATTAACCAAGCTGAGAAAGCGGGTTACTCTGCTGATGAACTGGGTGACTATGCAGTTGCTGTGCACGCTCGTGATATCAACGCGGCAGAAATGAAATCAGGATTCACCAATGCAGAGATTGCAGCGGTAATCCGGAAGTACGAAAACACCGAACTGGAAGCAGCTCGGCAAGGATTAGTGCAGCTGAACAAAGATATGATGAAGGAACTGGTAGACAGCGGCGTGGTGAGCCAGCAACTTGCTGATGTGCTTGCTGATCGCTGGAAGAACTACATCCCAATGTTCCGGGCTTTTGATGAAACAGCGGAGGGATTCGGTGGCAGTTTGTCACAGGCTCTAGCAAACGTGGCCAGTCCGATCAAGACGCTGAAAGGCTCGGAAAGAAACGTAGATGATCCATTGATTAATATGGTGAAGAACATCTTCCAGAGCACGAATGCAGCTGAACGGAATAAGGTAGCTTCTCAGTTGAAACGCCTGTCTGACATCGATACAGAAGCGAACTTCATCCGGCGTTTGGACCCGGACGAGAAGGTTGGCAGTAAAAACGTGGTCAACGTTAGGGTGAACGGGGAGAACGTTAAGTATGAGGTGGAGCCAGAGGTGTACCGGGCTATGCTTAATCTTGACAAGGAGTCTTCCAACATGCTAATAAACTTCCTGTCCAAGCCAGCAAACTTGCTTCGGTCAGGTGCAACATTGACCCCGGAATTCTCTCTACGTAACCCAATGCGGGACGTTCTACAAGCATTTGTAACAAGTCAAAGTGGATTTACACCATTGGATTTCGTGGCAGGACTTGCACAGACAATCAAGAAAGGCGACCTGTACAAAGGCTGGATTAATGATCTGGGAGGGTACGGAAATGTACTATCAATGGATCGAAACGTCCATAAAAAAGCGCTTGAGTCGGTATTGAAGGAGAAACCAAGCAAGAAATTTGTAAATGTTTTATCGGGTAAATCCTTGATCAATGTGTTGCGTTCAATTACTGATACTACCGAAGCTGCCACAAAGGTTGGTGAGTACCGGGCAGCCCTCCGCAAAGGAACGAGTCCTCAGGAAGCTGCGTATCGATCGCGAGATTTGATGGACTTTGCTCGTGCTGGAGCAAGCGTGCGACAATGGAATAAAGTAACGGCGTTCTTGAATGCGAATATACAAGGTAAGGCTAAATTAATTAGATCAATTAAAGAAAATCCGTTTGGCACAATTACGCGGATGTTTGTAGCTACCACTTTACCTACTATAGCTATTTTCGAAGCCAATAGACGTTTTTCAAGCGAAACACAGAAACAAACCATTTCCGATGCTCCAGACTGGATGAAAGATACATTCTGGTTGATATCTATACCTGGTACAGATATGGTTGCACGTATTCCTAAGCCTTTTGATATCGCCCCATTATTTGCTAATCTACCTGAACGAGTTCTTCAAAAGTATGCTGAAAATGATCCGGATGCCTTGGATGGCTTTTTTAGAAGAACATTAAGTGATTCTGCAATCCCTATTCAAATAACAGGCCTTCTACCATTTATGGAAGGTGTAGCAAACTATTCTTCCTTTAGAGAAGGACCAATCATACCTCAACGTGAGCAAGGATTAGCCTACAAAGATCAATACGACCCTGTTCGGACGACTGAGGTAGCAAAATTGTTGGCAGGCCTAGTGTCGGATGTGACAGGAGGAAAGGGTCCGATGAAAAACTTCTCCTCACCACGGATCATGGACAACACAATTCAGGGACTAACAGCTGGACTCGGAACATACGCAACGTCGGCTATCGATACCATCCTCAAAGGCGTCGGCGCTGTTGACCGTCCGGCAAGCCCAGAGAAACGCCTTGAACAGAAGCCGTTTGCAAAAGCGTTCTTGGTCGATCCGTTGCAATCTACAAAAGGCACAGATAAGCTCTACACCCGTAAGGATAAGCTATCCAAAGAGAAAGCATCAGCCAAACTGAACGGCACTACGTTTGATAAGGCGCTTGAGCTTAAACAACTGGAGAATGCAGCAGACATGATGAGCAAGATCAACAAGCAGATCCGGACCATCGAGGGTGATGTAAATCTGACCGCCAAACAGAAGCGTGATCAGATTGAACCTCTGCTTACACAACGTAATGAAATATCGCGAAACACTATGCAAAAGTAGTTTATTCCCGTGTTAGATGTGGTAAAATAGAGGTACACCACGTAACAGCATACACCCGTTAGGACCCAGGGAAAGCATCCCGGGTCCTTTTACTATTTGAGGTGAAAATATGATCGAAATGGATGAGGACGAGTATCAGGAGTCGGTCGTATCAGATGACACCCTGCACCTCGTATCAATATTCTGTGGACCAGAAGTAAGAGATAAACTGCTCTATCGGAGAGTGGACGATGCTATACGACTTCATAATCGACACCATGCACACCTTGTTCAAGAACGGCCTGACCCTAAGCTCATTGGGTGCGGTCGTTTTTTTGATCCTAAAACAGCGAAAAATGAAGGCTCAGCTGCGGAAGTTCCTGCCTTGGATGTTCCAGGATGACAACGAAATCAAGGCGTACATGGCGAACCAAATCGTCATTATGCGTAATCAGGAGATCATTATGAGAGGAATGGGATTGGAGCCATGGACTGCGACTATTTCAAGCGAAAAACCGCAAGCTACAGCGAGTCTATCAAGCAGATTCTACTTATCATCCTGGGCGATTACTACTTATGCCCAGCTTGCAAACAAATACACCATACGGAGGTACTCAAAGATGGCGAAAAAACGAATAGTCATTGACGCTGGACACGGCAATCAAGACCCGGGAGCGATCGGGCCAACAGGGAAGAAAGAGAAAGACTTCAACTTGACCATGGCAATTAAACTGGATGCATTGTTGAAAGGTAATCCGAACCTGCAAGTGAGCCTGACACGCCGTACTGACGTGTTCTTGGAACTCAAGGAGCGCGTAAGTGTAGCCAACAAGATGCCAGCAGATCTGTTTATCTCCATTCATGCGAACGCTGCGTCATCTTCTGCCAACGGTACGGAGACATTCTATAACCGCACCACAAGCGCGCCACTGGCCGGAGTAATTCAGCGTCACATGCTGGCAGCAACAGGCTTCAAGGATCGCGGCGCACGGTATGGCAACTTTGCAGTGATCCGTGACACCAAGATGGACGCGGTCCTGCTGGAGGTTGGGTTCATTAGCAATCCAGAGGAAGAAAAGAAACTGTTTCAAGACGACTTCCAGAACCGTGTTGCACTGGCAGTTGCTCAAGGGATCTGCGAATACCTGGGCGTGCCGTTCGATGTTCAGGCCCCTACGGTACCAGGACAGGAACCAGTTAAAGTCACACCGTACCCAGAAATGAGCGTTACCGTTCATACGGCTGCCGGTTCGACGTACACCGGATACAACGTCAAAGGTACAACATGGGTACCATCCAGACCGATCGGTGAGTTGATTGGTGGTCGCATCGGATATACCAAAGGGAAAGTAACAATCAACGGTGAAGCGGTAGAGACCATGAACATCGATGGGGTGGGATATGTGACAGCCCGTGACCTGACAAAGCTGTTGGACGCACGCATCTTCTGGGATAAGACGACACCAAGCAGAGTAGAAATATACCCTAAAAATTAA